GGTGATATCGCCGGGCGTGGGGCCGGTGGTCCAATCGGTCGCATTCAGCGCGGCCCCGTCTGCCCCGGAGAACACGAAACTGTAGCTGTTGCCGTCGCCGGTGTTCTGCTCGGTCTCCTGCTCTTGCAGGGTGGTCTGTGCGGCGATAGCGCTTTTGAGCGCATCTTGAGACAGGCCCAGCAGCGCCAGTAGCGAGTCCTTGGCCTGATTGATGCGGTCCCCGATAGCGCCCGTGGTGCCGGTGCCCACGCCGTCGGCGCCGTCCTTGACCCCGGACAGAATGTTGCCGAGGTTATCGACAAGATCGTCGACCCGGCTCATATCGAAATTACCGACGACATCTCCGACGGACAGGGTTCCGCCGCTGGTGAGTTTCTGGGTCTTGTCCTTGTTGGCCCCGAACCACGTTGCGATGGCCGCGACAAATCCGTTGATCGGCGTTACCACCAAGCCGTTGTAGATGTCACCCAACTGATTGAACGTGGTTTGCAGGTCTTGGATCTTGACCTGGGGCAACGTCGGAATGTTGCCCAGGCTGATTAGGCCCAACAGTTCCGAGGCGGTGATCTTGCCGTCGGCGGTGATCGCGGCGAATCGCTGCTCGAACTGCACGATACCCGAGTTGGCTTGTCCACCAATGGCATCGAAGAAAGATCTGAACTTACCCAGCACCGGCCCCAGGTTTGACATCACCGAAGCGACGTTCGAGAAATGGACCGGCCCACCCGAGGCGCCCTCGGTGACCACCAATGTCACCGTTGCCCACTTGATCGAACCATCGGCCGGGACGGTCCATGAGCCAGTCAGACTGGCACGCACCCATGCCGAGTCCGCGGCCACCGGCTGTATCTGCTTGATGACGATATCGGGCAGCTTGGTGCCGTCCGGGCCGAACGGCGTGATGCACAACCGAATCGGATTGGACCCCGCCGTGGCCGCGAGGCCCTGCCACATCGCCGAGGCGCCCATGTCCACGGTCTGACCCGGTGCCACCTCGAAAGGGTCTTTGACGCTGATCACGTACAGATGGCCGTCGGCGTTGACGTAGATCGACTTGCCCGACAGGTGCCCGTTCTGCGCGGCGTCGTAGTGCCAGTCCGGGTTATCGTCGACCACCGACGGGTCGGTGAATCCGCCGGCACCGTCGGTCAGATCCTTCTGGACATCAGCAACCCACGCCGCGGGAATAACGCCCTTGAAGAACTGGCTGACCGCCTTGGCGATAGCCGCGAACAGGTTGCCCCAACCCTCTTCAATCTCTTCTAGGGTGGGCCAGCCAACGTCCTGTCCCGAGGCGAGCTGGAGCAGTCGGCGTATCGGCATGAAGATCTGTTGAATCGCCAGCAGCGTTTCGTCGTCGCCGTCGTAGGTGCCCATGATCGCCTCGGCCAGGCCGACGAACTGGCCGACAACGGGCAGGCTCTCGATGAAGTCGAGCAGCAGGCCGGGCAGGTCTTCGGGGCCCTGAATATCGTTCGGGTCGGCGTTGGCGACGTGGGAATTGAATCCGGCGAACAGCTTCGTCAAGATCCCGAACGGCGTCAGGTCTTGCAGCGGGTCACCGCCGGTGGAGCTGTGGAACGTGCCGGGCATGCGTTCGGCGGCGCGGTTGCGCATCGTCGCGGGCGTCAAGTCCTGTAGCTTCTCGGCCAGGGTCTCGACTGTCAGTGCGCCAACGGGAAGGTTGGGCACACCGCCGGGGGTGGTCACCGCCGCACCGCCCGGGCTGCCTTGGGTATGCGCTTGGGGCACTTGGGCGCGGTGGCGGTCATCTCCACATGCGGATCGGCTTCGGTGTGCTGGGGTTGCTCGGGCAGCTTGATCGATTCCTGGCGTACCCCATCGGTGATCCAGGCCGGCGCGTGCACCGCGGTGGGGTCGACATGCTCGGTCTGGCGGATTCCGAGTGCTACCAGCTGGGCCGACAAGTCAGCGACCCACGGTTGCAACACATGCAGCGGCATTTCCGTCGCGGTCAGCAATGCCGAGGCCAGCGCGCCACCAACAGCCTTGGTCTGCGCGTCGATGTCGTCGGCGGCCGGGATCTTCTTCGGGATGAACTCGGACTCGACAACCTTGTCGGCCAGCGCTTTTGCCTCTTCGGGCGAGATACCCTCTGTCACCACAGTCCTATCTGTTGTAGGCCGCTCATGGTGCGGCTCATCAGTTCGGCCATGCGCTCGATCGCGTCCTTTTCCTGGCGGGTGTCCCCGAAGGTGCCCTCGACCGTCAACGGCCGGTGCTCACCCCAATTGATGTCCAGAGACCGGCAGCGGCGCACGAACACCCGCGGCATCAGGTACTTGCTGGTGCCGCCGACACGATCGCCCAGCCACCAATGCCCGAAACCGTTGTCCCCGATCAGCCACGGCGAGGCGTTGGCGACGGTCAGGTTGAATGAGGTGTCAGGGTCGGTCTCACGCCGGCGCCTGCGCAGGTCCATCACGCTCGCCGCGGTGAATGCCTGGGTGACGTTGGTGCTGGTGGTCTCCAGGTAATGACCCCACCCCTGACGGCTTGTCCGCAGTAGCAGCGGAACCGACATGTGCGCCAGGATCGAATCTCGGTAGATCGGGTTGAGGAACGAATCGATCGCACCGCCGAGGGAGCCGACCGACACCGTGAACCCGACGCCCGCGCTGATCGCCGCCGAAATGTTGTCGCCGAGCACATCGCCGCCGTATTGGATTGCGGCACTTATCAGTTCGTTGACACCTGGCATGGACTGGCCGCCCACGGTAATGCGACCCGCACCACCGGGCGAACGCGAGAAGTTCGATGTTTGAATGCCGGTGATATCGCCGTCCCGGTACACCACGTAGGGGTGCGCGGCCTGCGTGCCGAGGATGCCGGGCAGCCGGTAGCCGGTCTCGTCGATGGTCTCCCCGGTGAACAGGTTGTAGCTGTCCTCGACGTGGTTGGACAGCACATCGGCGATTGTTCGGGTCAGGCCCGTGGCCAGGTTGCCGCCGATGGATGTGCCGGTGCGGAACCCTGACTTGTCGACGATGCGGACGAACAGGGTGCCGTTGCGCCAGTTGGTGCCTGCGCCAGGCCACGGTTCGGGGTCGCCGGTCTTCCAGCGCCTCAGATCCCATTGCAGCTCTGCGTCTTCCATGATCGGCGCGGCCACGTCGAAGATCGATGTCTTGATGCTGCCGACGACCAGCGACAGCGGGGCCACCGAATCGCCGAACGTGCGTGGCACGATGACGATTTGCGACTGCTGCCAGATGTTGAGGAATGTGTCGACCAGCTCGGGAATGTTCCAGTTGGCCGGGTCGAGCAGTTTGAACAGGGTGCCGATGTCAATGTTGGTCAGCTGCAACCGAAGTAGATTCGCCGCCATTGTCAGCAAGATCCCGTGATCAGCCTGCGCGAGCAGCATCCACGCCTTCGGCTGCTGGATTAGTGACAACGGTAGGAACGGATTGCCCGCTGTGTGAACGAATTTCAGCTCTTCGATATCGTCCAAGAAGTCGATGACCACCACGTCCCCGGTGGGTCCACGCTCAACATGCACACCGTCTTTGGCCTTCATCCGCCCACCGATACGGGCGCCCATCGTCTCGACGATGACATGAATGTTGCTGGTGCCGCGCGCGTCTTCGTCGAGCGCCCAAAACGCGGCCCACGTGCCGCGCCGGTCGTCGAGGTCGATCGGTAGGCGCAGTGAAATGGTGCCGGTCTGGTTGACGATCGGGTTGACGCGCCCGCCCAGCTCGCCGCGCACTGTGCCGCGATAGACCCAATCGCCGTCGTAGAGTTCGATGTGCGGCGGGTCGTAGGCGCGCTCAATGCGGTACTCGCGCACCTCCCGCGCCCACAACGCGAAGTCGTCGTGATCGGTACCGGTGAATGGCTCGGCGAACGTCGCGACGGTCACGCCTCTAGGCCACTTTCAGCCGACCAGAATCGGCGTTGTCGCAGTGTGGCTTTCGCGCCGGACGGCCCCTGGCAGACGACGGGCATCTGCACCGGGTCATCCTCGGTGCCGGTGTACTGGGGTACCGGGTAGAGCGGTTCAACTCCGTTCATCAGTCCGGCAAAGTTCGACAAGTCGGCGGATAGCCAGGTGTCCATGAACGGGTCGGACATCACCGATAGCAAGCCCGTCAGCTGTGGAGTGACGATCATTCGTGCCGCGTCGGCGCCTACTGGGCGATTCCACCTGCGTTCCTGCCCGAACGCGAAGTCCGGGAATTGCCACTGAATGGCTGGGTCGAGTTCCCATTCGGGCCAGAGGTCTTGATCGGTGGGGTTCCACACGTCGAACCATCCGGTATTGGGGTTGGCGACTACCCGGATCACCGGGGCAACAGCGGTGGTCTTGCCGGTGAACAGCGCCGTCAGGAACCCGGCCAACGGGCCACTGGTGAAAGACAGGACGTAGCCAAAGAAGGTGCCCGTGACCGACACCCCGCCGGTCCCGATGTTCGACAGCTGCTCAATGGCTTGCCGAATCGAGGTCGCTGACGAGATAAACGAGATCGGCGCGGTGGTCTGGCCACCGATGGTGATCGTGTACGACAGCGTGCCCAGAGTGATGGAGAACGCCAGCGGCGCCAGCCCCCCGCCGTCGACCGTCAACATGCCGGGGCAGGTCTTGGGAGTGAGCACGGTGAACTGCTTGGACGTGCCCGACACGGTGACGTTGCCCGGCCCGAGGGATGGCAGTGCCTCCAATGCCGACTGAATGGTCGCGATGCTCGCATCGACCGGGAGGCTCGCGGTCGTATCGACGGTCTCGCCATGGACGTATCCGAGCTTGTAAGTGCCCGAAGACCCCGCGTTGTAGACGGTGAAGTTGCCCGGGTTGACAAAATCGGAAACGTCCTCGGCGCTTTCGTACATCGGGTTGTAGGCGTGCGCCGAGACCACCGCGTGATAGACCTCATCGATATCGGCGTCGAAGCCGTCCTCGGTGGTGTACAGAATTTCCTTGGCCAGCTTCAGGTATAGGAACCGCGGACCCGATGGGCCGTTCCACGTGCACTTGACCTTGCGCAGGTTGTACGGGGTGCCCCAGAGCTTTTGAAACCGTGGCCTCGACTCGGGGGTCATCCAGAACGGCAGAATCGGGGTGCGGATCGGCACCTCTTCGCCGACCGGTCGGCCGCCGGGCTGGAATGCGCCTGACTGGGTGCGCATCGAAAACCCGGTGTCGTACATACCTTTCGGGTCTACGTCGAGCACGATGAAGTCATCGCGCAGGTAGATGTCATCGGTTGGCGCGGACACCACCATCGGCGCCACCACCGAATCGCCGTTCGACGATTCGAGCGTGATCGTTGCGACCGCCATCTATGACCACCTGCCCAATTTCGCCGCCGTGATTTCGTCCTGCTGCCGACGCATCATCGACACGGCATCGCTGGTGTCGAACGCGCTGATCGTGGTGTTGAATGTCGGCCCGGGCTGCTGCCCCGCGCGGCCCCCGTGAGCCGTCCCCGCGGGAAGCGCTGCGGGCGCCGGCACAGCGGCCGACGCCGAGATTGGCGCCGCTCCGCCGAATCGGCCAATCCCAGCGCCATCGGACGCACCAAGGCCACCACCGGATCCGCCGCCGCCAACGGATATGCCGCTGACGAACTGAGAGATTCCCTTGAGCCAGCCCGGCGAATCAGGAACGCCGAGCACACCGAGCGCCGAGGACACCTGCCCGCCAACCGCTGCGGCAGCTGCGTTGCCGAACTCGAATGTCCGCTCTGGCTGACCGGGCACCTGCGACTTGACACCCATGCCGGCCAGCCCGATCCCCGAGAGCCCGGAAATGGACGACGGCAGATTGAACCCGCCGCCACCGGAGGACGCTGCGCCGCCACCCGGCGCCGCCGCGCTCACCGCTTCCGTGCCGCCGGACGAGACCGCGGTGTCGCCGACGGGCGGGTTGACGCCCGCGGCTACACCCTGCCCGGTCTCGCCGCCCCTGGCTTTCAACGCGCCGAGTAGACCGTTGGCGATACCGGGACCGGAGAAGATGTGCACGTGATCCATGTGGTTCTGCGTCGGGCTGCCGCGGTCGTCCATCTTCTCTGAGCGTCCACCCGGGTACCAGAGTTTCTGTTGCCAGATAGCCCATTTCAGATCGATGGCCGAGGCGTTGTCGACGGCGAAGTCCTTGACCGCATCGCCCTTAGCCTTGTCGCTGGTCATCACGTCCAGCGCGCGGCCGGTGGAATGCTCGCCGTACTTGTCCTGGGGCCGCCATCCGCCGATGTCCTTGATGCCGAACCGCTCCGAGATGATCGAGCGCAGCTCCTGTGAACCCTTGACTAGGCCACCTCCGGAGTAACCGGGTAGCTTCCCCTGGTTGTTCAGGTAGTCCAGTAGTCCGGGGTAGGCGTTCTCAATCCCCTTGCGTGACTTGGATTTGATGACGAACTCGTCACCGTGGACCACTCCCGCTATCCGGTTTTCCGGTACGTTGCCCGTGTAGCCGCCGATGTCGAACCCGAACTTTGGCATGTGCGGTATCGCGCTGATCTTGGTGCCACCGACCTCGATAGACAGCGTGTCGGCGACCGCATTCCACTTATCGCCGATCCAGTTGAGCACCGCCACCAGGCCGTTCTTGAGCCCGTCCCACATGCCCTTGGCCGCGTTGGTGATAGCACCCGGCAGTCCTTTGACGAAATCGACTATGGCCGTGAACTTCTCCTTGACGCCGGTCCAGACCTCGCCAGCCTTGGTGACGAGCCAGTTCCAGCCATCGCCGATGCCCTCCCATACCCTCTTGAGCATTGGCCAGGCGGTGTCCATGAACCACTTGACGACGGCCTCGGCGGCGATCTTGATGGCCTTCCACGCGGCGTCGACGATGGCGCGGAACCGCTCGGAGTGCTGATACGCGTAGATGATTCCCGCCACCAGTGCGCCCACGGCCACCACGATCAGTCCGATTGGGTTGGCGGTCATGGCCAGGTTCCACAACCGTTGCGCCGCGGCCGCCGCCTTACTGGCGAACGCAATCGCGTTGGCACCAGCAGAAGCCAGGACTGCCGCGGCGTTCATCCCCTCCAGTAGTGGGGTTGCCGTACCCAGGGCGTTGTTCAGGGTATCGATCGCGCCGGCACCCCAGGCGTCGTCTCCGCCGATCAGCTCCTTGGTGGTGGTGAGCGCATTACCGACCTCACTGACCTTGCCGGTAATAGAACCGGCGACAGTGGCGATCTTGTCCGAAGCCTTCGATAGGCCGCCAGATAGCGAATTGCCCAGCCGGATAGCGATATCCGTACCGATGTTGGCCTTGTCCACTGCGCCGACAAGGCCACGCTTGATGGATTCCCCGGCCTTGGTGTAGTTGCCCCTGCTGACCCCATCGAGGATCGATGTCACGATGGCCGCACCGGCGCCCGCACCCACCACTGACCCGAGGCCAGGTAGGGCGCTACGCAGAATGTTGCCGACCGACCCCGCAATGCCAGACATCCCAGTGGGAATGGTCTTGGCAATCTGCTCGCCGATCGCACGCCCCGCCAGCTCCCCGGCCGTGGCCCCGGCGTTGGTGATCGCAGCCGATTCGATCCTCGGCACAACCTTCACATCGCCGGTGTGCTTCTCGACCGTCTCCTTGGCCTGCTTACCGGCGGTCTCCGCGGCGGGCTGATCGACCTTCGGCTTGACCGCAACCTCGGTGGTCTGCTTCTCGATGGTGTCCTTGACCTGCTTGCCCGCGGTGTCGACGGCCTTCTGGTCAACCTTGGGTGTGATCGAGACGCTGACGACCTTGCCGTCGATCTGCTTGTCGATCGCCTCGGTCACGCCTAGTAGCGACGGTATGAGCTGCAACGTGGCGTATCCGATAGTCGTCACGTATGTCTCACCTCCACAACAGGATTCATGAATTGATCAATGCTTGGCATAGCCACTCTTGCGTCTCAGGAACATGGCTTTGAGCGCTTCTTTCGCTGCGGCAACAGCTTTGGCGACCATCGCGGCGCGCGTCGGATGGTCGATGTTTTCAGGAACCTTCTTCGGGTCGCCGAGCAACTTGACCATTGCCGCCCACACATCAGCGATCAGGTGATCGGTGACCGTCCACCCGGGTTGACCGTCGTTGACCGCCGCCACCGTGCGCGAATGCGGCGGCAGTTGGCGCACCAGTACGCCGACACGGCGGATAGACAGTGCGCCGCGGTACAAATCGGTGAGGTCAAGTCCGTTGTAGTACTGGGCTAGGTCGGCCTCTATCTCGTCGCCATGCTCGTCGAGCAGGCATAAGAGGCCGATTATTCCCCCGACAGCTCCAACAGCTTGGCGCCGATCGCGGCGAAGTCTCCCACAGTCGGGCTGGTCGCGAGGAACGCCGCCCACTGTTCAGATCCGAGAAGCATTTCGGTGCCGCCCAGTTCGTCGCCGTCCTTGAGTTTCATGTATGCCTCCAGGGGCACGGCGTCGCCGAATGGGATTCGCAAGGTGATCCCGTTCTGCTCGATGTCGACGTATCCGTCAGCTTCGGCTTGACGAATCGCCGCCGACTTCTTGGCCTTGTGATCTTGCGGCTTGGGCGCATTGGCGGGAACTGCCTTGCGCGGCGGGCTTTTACGTGGTGCGGTCATGTTCGACTCCTTGGCTACAGGGAAAGGGGATCGACTCGCTTGGGTGAAGCCCCGCCCCGGACACGGGAGTCGGTCGCGTCCGGGGCGGGTGCTTTCGACCTACGAGACAGTGACGGTGCCGCCGGTGCCGGTTGCCGACACAGCGGGAACCGGGCCGGTAAAGGTGGCCACCAGTGGGCCGCCGTCGGGGCCTTCGACGGTCACACCGGGCGCGTCGAGTGCCTGCACAGATTCCAAGTCCCGCATCGCGGACTGCAGCGCGTACGCCGTCTTCGCTGTGAGGGAGGCCGTGGTGTCATCACCCACCGTTGCCGTGTAGGCGGTCACGCCCGCGCCGATAGTGAACGTCTTGGTGACGTCGTCGTCGGTGCTGCTGTCCAGGTACTTGAACACGTCGCCATTCGCGTCGGCGGTGTGGTGCACCGTGATCTCTGCGAATGACAGCTCGCCGTCGACAATGCCGCCGTGGCTCTTGAGTTCGGCCAGCGCCGGGCGCAGCGCCACCCACACGCGGGTGATGTCCTCATCGACGTACCGGTACAGCACGTAGATCTGAACATCCTTGGGGATGCCCAACTTGTCCGGCGTGGAGCCGGGCAGCACTACTTTGCGGGTGACGGAGTTGTACTCCAGCGCGGTGAAACCGCTCTTGAGCTTGCCCTTGCGGAACTTGATCCGAAACGACGGATGCCCGAACGCGTCGTATTCCTTGACCTCGCCGGACGGGTCGAGTGGGATGCCCTTCTTGTCGTCGATCAGACCGGAGAACTCCCAGTCCTTGGCCCCGGGGTCGTCGGTGGCGTTCGTCGGGATCTTCGCGGCGATGTTGTTGCCTGGGACATCCTGCTTGAGTATCAGCCAGACCTCGGCCTTATCCGGGATGACGGTGGCATCGGGATTGATGGTTGCAACCATTGTTGATTCCCTCCTTAAGGGCTCCAGAGCCCTTGCGGGCCAACAAAAAACCCCGCCAGATTTGACGGGGTTGATCGGTGCGCTACTGCGCGGTTATCGGGTGCGTGCTCGGGTGCGCACTGTGAATGAGATGAGGTCGCCGCTGGTGCGTGAGTCGCGCGCCTCGAGGAACGCGGTGCCGGGCAGGATCGCGGCAATACCGGGGACGCGGGCGGTCAGCAGCCGCGACATCGCGGCGTAGGCGTACTTGGTCTCGCGGCCCGATGTCCACGACGTGACGCGAATGGTCGGGTCGGTTGCCGCCGGCCACATGTCCAAGGTGGCACCGTCGTCGGCGACCAGCAGCACCGGATCTGAGCCCAGCGCCCAGTTGGCGGGTAGCTCCAGGCGCACCGACAGCTCGGGGAACCGGGCCGCCATGTCGGCCTTGAGCCAGTCCTTGATCAGCCGCGCAACGTCGACGGGCTCTCGCACCGCGGGCAGCGTCACTGGACAGCCTTGCGTTGTGCGCGCCGCCGAGCCGCCCATGCTTCGTTTGCGTCGCCGGAGGCCTTCGCCTGCGCGGATGTCGCCTCTGGCCGTGCCTTGCGTCCCTTGCCGCGACTGCGCGTCTCGGTGGCGGGTTTGGGCCGCACCTCCAGCCCGGCCGCCGCGGCGGCACGAGTGAGCACGCCATCCTTGGCCTGCATCTCGGCGGGCACACTCACAGTGGCCGCGGCGCGGTCGGTGGTGTAGATCTTGACCTTCGCGCCCTGGCCGATCTGGTCGGCAATCTGGTCTGCCAGATCCTTGATCGCAGCAGCGGAAAGCTCCTTGAGTACTTCGGCGCCGCCGTCGCGGTCGAGTTCGAACGCCATCAGCCTTGCCCCCGGGAGCACAGCACCTCCAGGCCTCCGCGCCCTGAGAGCATCCAGTCGTTGACGATGATCGGATAGCGCTTGCCGCGCACCGTCAGCTCGTCGCTGTTGATCAGGTCGGTACCGGGGTTGAAGTAGACCGTGCACGCGATGTCTTCGCCGCTGCGCGCCCGCTCTTGGCGGTGTCCCTGCCCGGTCTGCGAGCCGCTGCCGGGTGCCACGGCGACGGCCGTCAGGGCGGTGTCGGTTGCCTGGGTCAGCCGACCGTTCTCGTCGCGGCCGGCGCCGCGGTGGCGGATCACCTGCTCGCTCACGGTTGCGGCTCCAGCCGGTACAGGTCCAGGATCGACAGCTCTGCCATGGAAAACGCGGACCCTGCCGCGGTTTTCTCTTCGGCCCATCGGAACGGCCCAACCGCGATGGGCTTGCCGCCCTCGGGGGTCTGCGACATGCGGTCGATATACGAGAGCACCGCGGCCTCGAAATCGGCGGCCTCGGCGAATCCGTGATTCATCTTCACCGTGATCGCGCCGAGCTTGCACGACCATGGCGCCCCCGATTTCTTGCGCACCAAACCGGTTTTGGACCATTCCAGGGCGCTCAGGCTCAGGGCTACGCCGTCTTCGGTGACGCTGATCAACTCGACGACCCGGAGGGTCGGTAGCCGTAGCAGCGGGCCCCCGGGCCCGTCGAGTTCCACTTCGTGCTCTTGCTTGACCGGGGTGACGTGCCAGCCGCACCAGCGCTGGACCGCAGCCAGCCCGGCCGCCAAGTTCCGACCGGTCTCCGAATCATCGACGGCCAGACGGCCTTTGGTGTACAGCGCCAGTGCGGCTGCGTCGAGCACTGTTACGCCTGCTTGTCCGCCGCAGCGGGCCGGGCCTTGTTGGCCGGCGCCTTGGCAACCTTGGCGGCGGGCTTCTCGGCCGCGGGCTTCTCGGCCGCCGAGAGCAGCCCACGCCGCTTGGCGTCCTCGTCGTTGAGCAACAGCGTCGTGCGCACGCCGTTGACCACCACGTTGTATTTCTTCACCGGTCCTCCTTGAGGTGGGGCCGGGGACAGCCACGATGGACCATCCCCGGCCTCTACTCCGATCAGTGCCATTTAGGCGGTCAGATCCACCGACACGAACGCGGGCGGGCGGGTCACGCCGAACGCCACGCGCTCCTCGCCGAGCACAGCGACCAGGTTGCGCACAAAGAAGTCCTCGTGCGAGTCGGTCATGGTGACCGCGGTCTGCTCGCGGTCCCACAGCACGGCCTTCTTGTAATCGCCGAGTAGGCCGTTGCCTTCGGGCTGCGACTCAGACTCGACCACCGGGATACCCCACAGGGTCCGGTTGCTGATCGCAAACGGCCCGCCGTAGTAGTAGCGGTCCTCACCGTCCTTGAGTAGGTCCAGCGCCTCGGCGTCGGCCGGGTTGAACACCCACGCGTTCGGGTTGACCCGGCCCACGTGGCGGGCCTTCGTCACGGCCTTGCGGGTCGTGGTGAAGAAATCCGTTGTCCACGCCTGAGTCTGGATACCCGAGGTGTTGTTGATGCCGGCGATGTTCTCCCCGGACCCGGAACCGTTGAGGATCTGATCCTCTTCCTTCTCCGCGACATCCTTGCTCAGCTCATCGTTGATCAGCCCCTCCAGCTGAGCCACGTCGGCAAGGGCGCGCTTGGTGATCGGCACCCACTCGGCGATCGTCTTGACCGTGGTCGAAACGATCTCAAATGCCCACGAGCCCTCGGGCTTGTAGCCGCCACCGGCGACGTTGACGGTCGGGCCGGCGGTGCCCGGGGCGGTCGGCCGCGCCGAGCTCGTCGCCTCAGGCACCACGTCGGCAGCATTGGTGTGGCTGGTCTGCCGCACGAATTCCACCGTGTCGCTACCGGTGCGCCGCGTCGAGATCAGATCGCGGATCTTGAGTTCCTTGCGGCCCAGCATCTCCACGATGTCGGTGCGCTCGTTGACCACGAACGCGCCACCGGAGGTCGACGAGGCGCCGGTGATCAGCGACTTGACCGCGATCGGCGCCGAGGACAGATGCGAGCCCTTGGGGATGCTGATCTGCCCGTTATGGGTGAACGGGGACAGCATGGCCTTGAACTCCGGAGAGTTGACGACCGTCATGCCGAGGTTGGACGCCTTGGCCTTGTAGTCGCCGCCGTCGCTGGTCTCGATCGGAGTGCCGATCTGCTCGCCCAGCGCCTTGGCCTGGTCGATGACCGCGATGTCGGCCTTGGTGACCTTGATCTGATCCAAGACCTGATTGGCCTTGCCCATCAGGTCGTTGTATTCGGTGACATCGGTCTCGGGCCATTCGGACTGACCACCCTGGCCGTGCTTCTCGGCGATCTCCCGGGCCTTGGCCAGGAATCCGTTGCCGTCCTTCTGGAGCTGTGCCAGCTTCTCTTGCAGTGTCGTCATGTCGATCTTTCTCCTTGGGTTGGTTAGGTGCTCAGCGCGAATTCCGCGGCGAGCCTGTCCAGCGCCGAGGTGTCGACGGACGACTTCTGGCTGGCCTCGCGCGGCTGGCCCGGCTGCGTATCCGCTTCCGGCGCTTGGCGAGACGGACCGTTGCCGCTGGCCTTTTCCTCGTCTGATGTGCTTTCGAGAGCCGACAGCACGCCGCCGATCGCGGTGTGTGCCTCGCGTAGTGCGCTCTCGTTTTTGGCCGACAGCACGCGGCCAGCTTTGACCTCATGCGACATCAGGTCGATGATCGACTTGACTGCCACCACAGAGGTGTCTTGGTTCGCGCCAATGGGCACGAATGAGAATTCGTAAACTTTCAGCTCGCGCAATTCGTTGGCGCGCACGCCGTTTTCGAGTTCCACACCCGCCTGGTCGATCGTGTCGTAGGCGAAGGACAACTGATTGAGCCTGCGGCCCTTGACCAGCCGGTAGACGTGGGGACCCTTCGGTGATTCGAGATCGAACACACCCTTGACCCACCAGCCGCGCTCGTCCTCGCCCATGTCCTTGTGGCCGGCCACGTAGAAATCGGGGTCGTCCATCCGGTGACCGAACAGACCGGGCAGCACCATGCCCGAGTTCTTCCATGTTGCGATGGTCTTGAGGAACGCGCCCGGGGCAACGATGTCGCCGTAGCTGTCAGGCTGCTTGATGAATGTCGATGGGTAGACGATGAATTCGCCTTCTTCGAGCCCATCGTCGGGACCGGCCTTGACCTGCCCGATAGAGGTGTTCTTGGTGAGCATTAGTCCTCCTGCTCGGTTTCGTCGGCCGGCGGTTTCTCCGTCGGGGTCATGGTTGGTGCCGGCGCCTCATCGGCCGGGATCGGGTCTTGATCACCGTTCTGTGTGACGTTCAGCGGTCGAATCAATTCGTCGCCACCCTCCACGGGCGGCAAGTTGGCCAGCGAGCGGCCCTCGTTGATGGTTCGCCATGGGCCGCCAACGGATTGAGTAATCGAGGCATCGCGCTTCTCGACGTTGCCGCTGAGCTTTTCCATCAGGTTGAACTCGACGTAGAACTTCTCGGGCTTGCTCTCGAAATCAGGTAGCAGCTGTAGCGCGATCTCGTCTTGGATCATCGTCAGCCACGGTCCGAGGGTGTCCTGATACAACATCTGGTGCTGTTCTTCGATATTCGAGAACGTCGCATGATCGAGAATTCCGATCATCGGCGGCGGGATGAAGTACGACCGCGCAACCTCTTCATCGGTGAGCTTGCGAGACTCGATGTACTGCAAGTCTTTCGCCGTCTGCGAGGCAGCAACGAACGTCATACCGTCCTCAAGCAACGGAGTTCCGCCGGCATTGGCGGCCGTCGCGCCGGCGTATTCGGACTGCCATTCACGCTTAAACCGTTCGCGGGCATCTTCTGACCACTTCGGGGCATCGGGCACCTTGGGACGCGAGATGTACCCGGAGTGCCGGGCGCCATTGCGCATGATCTGGTCGCGCATCTCCGAGGCGGTCCAGTCCTCGCGCAAGATCTGCCGCAGCGATTCCAGCGGGGACACTCCCGCATCGGAAATGCCGCCGTAGCCGCGGAAGTACACCACCTCGTCGGCCGGTATCAGTCTCGTGCTCTTGGTACCCCGAAACTCGAATTGCTCAGGGGTGAGCCAGTTGTCGCCCTTCGGTGTGATCAGCGGCGCCGGTAGATGCACCAGCCGTGGTCCGAGCGCCGTCTTGATCTTCCACCAGTACGCGCAGTCATAGATCGCGAAGTCGTGCACCAATGTGTTCAGGAACCGGTAGCGCGTGGTGAAACTGTTGGGCTGCTGTAGCAGTCGCGCCAGCGCGTGATCGGTCAGGCGCTTGCGGTCGTTGTCGCCGCGGCGCTCGAACGTGTGGATGCCGAGTTGGGCGATGTTTCGGGCCAGGAACGACACCGTGCGTCGCACCGATGGTTGCTTGCGCCACAACTCGAAATAGTCCATCGCAACCCATGGCGACAGCTCAATAGCCCGGATGGGTGTAACGCTCGGGCGGGACATACCCCGCACCGAGCCCTCAGAGACGACGAACGCCATGACACCGCCTCTCAGAGCATCTGCACATAGTCGACATTGGCCCGATCAATGCGAACCTCACCGTCGGCCGGTATGGCGTGATCGACACCCGGCTCGTGGACTACGGCGCCGCGCAGGATCATCCCCGCGCGGCCATCAAAGGTGCACACACCCTCAATTGCGTTGCCACTGAACAGGTTCACCAACACCTTGCGACCACCGGCCGCGTAGCGACGTTTAAACAATCATCAGCCCTTCGTCTTCGTAGGCACTCGTGCCCGCCACCTCACGGGCAGCCAGCGCACGCGAAAGCGCCATGATCAGTCCCACCACGCCGTCGATCTTGTCGCCGGCATTGGCCTTATCCGGCTTCACATTTCCCGCGGGGTCCATGGCCACCGCGAAGTTGTCAATCTCCCAGCGCAACAGCGGATTGCCGCCGTGGCGGATCATCGGCTTGATTGGTAAACCGTTCTCGTCGGTGCGGGCGCCGATGCGGATCAACCGCTGTAGATCCTTGGTCGGCGCGCTCATCGAGGCGAACCCCTGGCCCATGGTGAGCATGGGGGCGCCGTCGCTGGTCAGGTTGTTGATCAGCTGGTTGGCGTTCCAGCGGTCATAGGCGATCTCCTGCACCAGGAACTCGTCACGGTCCCGGCCGGCCTGCGCCTCGATGAAGTCGTAATCGGTGACGTTGCCCGGGGTAGTCGTCAGCCAGCCCTGTTTGACCCACGTCGACGCGGCATTGGCGGTGCGCTCGTCGAGCGCCGGAATGGAATCCTCTGGCGCCCAATGCCGGGCCAGTACCTCGAAAGCGCCGTCCTCGGTGGGGAACACCCACACCAGCGCCGTCAGGTCCGATGTCGAGCCCAAGTCCAGCCCGCCGTAGCACTGGCGGCCGGCCAGCCGGGAAAGGTCCACGATCGAGGCGTTGGCGTCCCAGTCCTCGACCTCGAAATACCGGGTCTCCTGCTTGGTCCGAACACCCAAGTGCAGCCGCAGAAACCGCGCCAGCTCGGCAGGTGAGTCCTTTGCCTTCTCCGCAGCTTCGATCATGTACTGCTTCGTCGGGGAGATCCCGTAGCCCGGATTGGACTTGCGCCACGTCGATTCGGCGAACGGGTCATCGCCCTTGACCAGCTTGCCGTTTTCGTATTCGGGCTTCTCGGCGGCGAACACCACCCCATAGGTGCTCGGCCGCTTGAGCACCCCGCGGGCCAGTTTCTCGACCAGGGAGCGCTTCTCGTCGTACGGCGTGTGCCGGCGCCCGGCGTCGGCGGTCGTGATGTAGATGATGAGCGGCTGCTCACGAGAGCCCGTGCCGGTCTCCAGCGCCTCGATCAGCACCATGTCCTTGTGCAGGTGCAGCTCGTCAACGATCGCGCCGTGAATGTCCGCGCCGTGCTGCGCGTCGCCGGCGTTGGCGATCGGCTGAAAGTACGAACCCGACACCGCGTGCGTGATCCGGTGCTTGAGCGCCCGCAAGTGTCGCTTGAGTCCGGGCGACTTGTTGACGATCTGGCGCACCGGCTCGAACACGAATCCGGCCTGTTCCTTGGTAGTGGCCGCGGCGAGTACCTGGGCGCCGAACTCGCCGTCGGCCGCCGTCAGGTAGATGCCCCACCCGGCCGCGGTCGTCGTCTTGCCGTTCTTACGCGGCATTTCGATGTAGGCGATCCTGACGATGCGCACCCAATCGCCCGAATCCACAGAGCGATGCACCCAGCCAGCAACAGGGGCAATCGCGTACGCCACCTGCCACACGTCAGGATCGAAGCGCTGACCAGCGAATCTGCCCTTGGTGTGCCGCAATTGCCGGAACGCAGCAACTACCTTGTCGACCCGCTCAGGATCGAACCGCGCCCCCGGAACCTCCCGGGGCTCCGGCGTCTTGATCAGCGGCGGGCAGTCAGGGACCGGATAGCCGCGTGACTGGAGATACCACGCCACCTCGGGGCTGAGCTTGAGTGCATCGAGATCAGCGTCAGCCCAAGGGCTATCAGTCGTCGTCGGCTGCACCCGCGAACGGGTTCGCCTCGAACTCGCCACGATCGTCGTCTCGCTTGGACACGTTGCGCTCAGCGGCCGGCGTCAAACCGAAGTGGTTGGCGAACTGCAGCAACCGCGACGACGCCTGCTCGGCCACCGCCACCGCGGGGTTCTTCGTCCACCACACCGACGTGCTGCCGTCCTTGCGGGTCGACTCATTGCGCACCGTGATCCCGTTGGCGTTCACATCCCTGGTCGCCGCGACGAACCGCGCCCACGTCTCGCAATACGCGGCCAACGTCGCCCGGTCCTCCGGTTTGATCAGGTCAAGACGCACCAGACCAGGGGCAACGCGACGCCACTCGGCCTTTGCCTCAGGAGAGAGCCAGGTTGGCGGGTTAGGAGCCAGACGCTTGAACGCCGGGGGCTGCGCAACCGGCCGACCCGCACTGTCCTGGCCCTCACCGCGACCACTGAGCAAGAGCAGTTTCGCAGGCTGCCGTGCGGGCATCACTCACCACCTATTTGCTGTACAGGGAGGCCATTTGCTGGCGCGCCATGGGGTTTATGCATAATTACCCCCCCTTGCATGAATGTTGTGCAGAAAAATCTTTGCCTACCGCGGCGAGTCGCATATGTGCTGGTCAGAGCGATATTCACCCATATACCCCCTCTGACCTGCGATTATGCGCCAAGCGGGGTTATGCGCCATGCATAAACCTCTGAATATTTATGCACGCCTCTTTGCATACGAGTTTGCTGTCCGTAGACGATGTTTGCCACGCAGTGCGTCGGCGTTGGTCTTGGCCTTGTGGTGGTCCTCGCACAGGGACATGAAGTTACGCGGGTCGTACTTCGCACCGCCCTCAGCCAGCGGCGTCACGTGGTCTACGTCGTCGGCCAGCCGCGGGCAGCCCGGGCGCTCACACAGCGGGTGTGTGGCCAGGTAGGCATCACGCACGCCTTGCCAGCGTCGGTCATTGCCGCTGTCATGGGTGGAGCCTTCCCATGCCGGACGGCACGAGCAGGGTCGCCCCTTGGGTGCGGGCTTGTGGCAGCGAGCGCAGACGCGCGGTGGTGCACTGGGCATCAGGTCGCCTCCCTGGATATGACAAAACCCCAGCTAGGCCGGGGTTTTTCGGGCAGGGTGAACTCCTGACAATTCGGATTCTAGCAGGTCAGAGGCTTGAAATGGCAACGCTGTTCGGGGCCGTGTTGCACCCGTCAATCAACGCGTTGCTTCCAGCCTTTCCATTGATCCAGCCGCACCTTGCCGATCCGCTGATCCCCGTGCCGACCAGTAACGTCACCATGCTTGAGGCATTGCAGCCGTCCCTTGTCATCCCGAACAATCGAGTAGCAGTAGCAGGTCTCCTGTTTGACCTCACTCACGCCGTCACCTCCATTCCAGACGGTTCCTGTGTTGCGTTGGTGGCTAGGTGTTTCCACCACAGGTGTTGAGCCTGACTGAAGCTGAATACCCGGGGATCTCCGCGCTGAATGTAATGCTCAACGATACGGCCTTGGTGGACCCAACCCCGGATGTGCAGCTGGCGTTTCTTGATCCAGCGCCGAAGGTGATTTTTGGACGGCACTGGCTTGGGGTTTCCGTCCTCATCGAGGCCACCCTCGACGGCGCGCAAGGCTTCGAGCAGCTTGGGCTCAGGCATCAAGTCGCGGTCCACCGACGTGCGCAGGCGGTTCTTCTGAACGTCGATCTTGGCTTTGCATTCGGGACATTCGACGAACTGTTCCTCGGCCCCCGCGTACAGCATGTGCCCGCAGGTGATCTGCTGTCCGCGCCGGTCGTGTCCCTTGACTGTGGGGCACGGGCCGGCGAAATGGCGTTCTTGACGGTTGATCGCCCGGACGATGGACGCGTGCAGCTCGGCCATGTCCAGTGCGCATTCTTCGGCGCCAGGGGTGAGTGCGATGGCGTGCACATGTTCGGCGAGCCACTCGCACATGTCGGCCAGTGTGGGCCGGTAGCGGCGAGGCATGCGTCGCCAGCGTTCATCGGGCAGGGGACCGATGAAGTCAAGCGACACCACTCGCACAGGCTCGAACGTGATACCTCGGTGTTCACAGATAGCGCGTAACCACGTGGTGATGGTCCCGCGCGCCTGACCGGCAATCTCTGATGCGTTGGCGTTGAACGGTAATGGCTCCTCGCTGCTCTTGCCGATTGTGGCGCTGGTGAGCTTGTCTTGGCGGGTCACGGTCTCATCGAGCCGTGCAACCAACCATGCCAGTTGTGAGGTGTGTTCGCCCAGCTGTTCTACGCATTTCGGGCACAGAAATAGATCGCACTTCTGGGAGCACTTGCGGCACTTGGTCACTCGATCTCCCCGGTGATCCAGTCATAGAACTGCTGGGCGGTGGCGAGCACCTCGTTGGCAGCGCTTTCACGATCAAATATCGCCATCGCGTCGCCGGTGTCGCAATGCAGCAGCGTGGCGGAATACAGCGCCCGCTCGCGTAGGTCGCGGCGGTGCTTGCGGTCTTCGTCAACGATGTCGTTGAACCACTGCCCCAGATTCACTTCGGCCATGCCGCTGCCTCCAATCCTGCGTAGTGCCGCGGTCTTACGGTGAACGGCATTGCTTCGCCGAGGTGGAACGCACCCATGAGCGCGAGTACTGCGGCGTCGGCGATGTCGTGGTTGAGCACCTTGACGCGGGGCCCGAACCATTCGCGGACGTTGAGCAGTACTTCGCCTTTCTCGGCCCGTCCACTGCCGGTGGCCCACTTGGCGCGGGTCTGCGGGGGAACTACCGCAACGGGAACCCTTTTGGCGTCCAGCGCGCCGTACAGCCCGTGCCATAGCCCGCTGCGGTCGAACGTCGAGGGCAGGAATTGGCCATAGGCGGGGCCCTCGATGACGGCCAGATCCGGTGGGCCGTCGCGCAGTGCCCATTCGATCACCGCTCGGCACACGGCGCGCACACGTCGGCTGCGGGTTGCGTACGAGTCGCCGTCGTGGCCGCCGTAGCCGATCGAGTGCAGTGCCGTCGGCCGGCCATCGGTCAGCACGGCCAGACCGGTGCTACGCAGGCTCGGGTCGATACCGAGGACGATGGTCATGCGCACTCCCCGGCGTGAATGGTCCAGCAGGCCGGGCAGACGTCGGTCGAGCCTGACTCGATAGGGCATCGATCGTGCACTAACTCGCGGTCCGGGTACGTGTACCGCACCTCGTCGCCCGGGCGAATCTCGCCGTCGCAGTCACCGCACCGTCCCTGGAATTTCGCCTCGAAGCTCATCAGGCCTCCTTGAAGGTGCAGCGGGCAAAGTGGACGATCCGGAAGTTCAGCCCCCGGCAGCGTTGTTGGGGTAGGGCTTTGCATGTGGGGCATTGGATGCGCAGCGCGGCCAGGACTGCGGGAGAATTGGGGTTGGCCAGTTTCGGGATCTTGCCGGCGGCGCTCATCGGACATCCTCGATTCGCTTGGGCCAGTGGTGATGCAGCTGCACGCCGCCGCCGATGTCGGCGGCCTCGGTGCCGTCGCGCTGGTCGCACCAGACGATGCCGGTGGTCGCCGATATGCCGCTGCCGTATTCGTCGCCAATGATCTCGATGTTGCATGCGCTGCCGTCGGGAGTGGTGAGGGTGACGTGCTCGATCCATTGCGGGTTGTGAATGCGGGCGGCTAGACACACCAGTTGCCATGCGATCCAGCGACGAACACCCATGTGGCGCAGCATCCATAGGCCGTTCACCGCGCGCCCACCTTGGCGCCGCGGTTCCAGCACGGAGCGATCTGGTCGCGCCCGTCAGGTGTCTTGCACCAGCTGCCCGGTTCGACGTGGCAGTGCTCGCACGGGTAGTCGATCTTGTCGGCGTAGGCGGCGACCACGGGCCCGCGGGAGGCGTTTGGGCGGGGTGGCCTCGGCTTGTACTGGCGCGGGTGTTCGCTCATCGGTTCCACCACCAGCGGCCCGTCATCAGGCGCTCCAGGGTCATGCCGAGTCCCAGTCCCCAGGTGACAGAGGTGGTGAACATCATGAACGAGAGCCCAGCTATCTCCCAGACTGACAGTGGGGCATTGCATTGACTCATTTGATGACTCCAAACGTGCTGGCGAATTGGGTGATCTCACGGCGGTGGTCGACGAGCGCCGGCCGCGCGTCGAGCCGGTCCTCGCGCGCTTCGCGCTGCTCACTGGACTCGCGTTCGGTGCGCTCGCGCCGGATGGCCCGGGCGGCGTCGGTGATGTCCTTGGGCAGTGGCCGATAGCCGGATCCGTGCTCGCTGTAGACCTTCGTGACGGCCTTGGTCAGGTCGTCGAGATCGAGGCCGTACAGCTCGAATTGCTCAGCCCATGCAAGGCAGGTTTCCTTGGTCGGGGCGGTCAGGTACGGGTCGTAGGCGGCGCATTTGGTGAGCACCAGCGCGGCGATCTGGGGGTAGTTCCGGGTGGTCATCATGCCTCCAATGCGGGTTGTTCGGGCTGGTTGGCGAATTCGCGTGCGAGGTCGAGACCGATGCCGACCTTGCGCGCGGCGGGCGGCGCCTGGGCGTGCTCAGACGTGTTGCGGTTGGGCTGATTTCGGCCGTTGATCAGATCGGATACCAAGCTGGGCAGGGTCTTCGGGTGCAGGCCCTTGGTGGTCCAGAGCGCGAGCGCCGCGCCGACCAGCTCCTCGGACTGGCCGTCCTTGAGCAGCGCGGATGCCTGTAGGCGCAGTTCGGTTCGGACGGCTGCAGGGTGCTTGGCGGGGATGTGCTCGCTGACAAGCCGATTGGCTGCTGGCGTGACGGGTGCGCTGCGCGGCTCGCGCTCGGTCGAGTCGGGACTAACGCTCTTAGGTTCCCCAGAGTTCTTTGGGTATTGGGTATTGGGTATATACCCGGGACTCCCGCGAGAGTCCCTTCGGGTGTCCCCGGTGTTGTCCCCCCGTTTGTCCCCGGGGGACACGCGGTGAACCGAGCCGCGTTGGTTGGCCTTCTTGTCACGCCACTTCGCGCGGTCAGCTTCGACCTTCTCGTAGCTGTCCTGGCGCCACTCGTGGAATGTGTAGCCCTTCTGCCCTTGGTATTCCGGACGATCGCCCTCGTACTCGCCTCGGCGCCACAGTTGGGCACCGATGAGCGCCTTGGCCTTGACCGTGCCCTGAGGCTGTTGCTTGACCCACCACTCGGGCACGAATCCGTCTGTGCCGTAGGCCATCGACCAGCAGCCAGCGCGGTTCCACATGCCCCACGCTGCATCCCCGGCCATGATCGCCTTGGGGTGCGAGTGTGAGTCGTCGCTGACCTTGAAATGCGGCATTACGCCGTTACCTCCGATTCGGTTGTGGAGTTGGCGATTTCCAGCAGCACGTCGGCATGACATGGCTGGTCGAGCGGGCACCAGCACGCCAGGTCGCGGCCAGCTAGGAGGTAGCGAATTACACCGACTTGCGATGTAAGCCACTTGTCGCCGTTGATGTTCGGGCCACCGCCACGAACCATGTCGGCATAGCAGGCGACGGTCTGCTCAACGGTCAGAACGGTTCCCTCTGGCAGCCATGGCATTCGTGGTCGACCTGGACCCGCAACGTACGGGTTGCCCCACTTGCCCGGCCGCGACACCACGACGGCGCCCTCGGGCTTGCGCCAGCCCTTCAGTCGCCGCAACTGGATCCGCTTGGGATGTCGGCAGTCCGGGCAGCACTTCCGGTTCGGCCGCGCGGTGTCGCAGCGTGAGAGTGGGCAGTCGCACCACTTGCACGGCGTGTCAGCGGCCATCACTGCACCCCTCGAATAGCGAATCCATCTGTGCTTCAAGGGCTGCGGTGCGGGTCCTCTGGCGCGTCTGCGCGTGGTGCTCGGCGTCGTAGTGCAGGTGGCAGCCCTGGCACATCGCGCGCAGGTTCTCGTCCCGGCAGTCCTCGGGGGTGTGGTTCAGATGCGCCACGGTCAGCACGACGCGGCTGCCGGTGCCGTACGCGGGCTGTCCGTTGATGTTCGGGCAGCGGTCGAGGTGTGTACCCCGCCGGCACTCGCCCTCGCACTCGCAGCGGCCTTGGGCACGCTCAAATCGGATGCGGCGCGAGATCTCGGGCCAGTTCTTGGGGTAACGGTCGCGGTTCTCGGGGCGGATGGGCATCACGCCACCTCCCCGCTGCGACAGCCGTACGGCGAGCACCCGTCCGGGTCGCCGTCCTCGAATAGGTCGAGCTGCAAGTCGGCATACTCGGCGCGTGTTACCCGGTCGATTGGCGCCAGGTCCAACGGGACTCGTGAGCGGTGCAGAAATGCCTCACCGTCTAGCGGACTCGCCGAAGCGCCACCCTTGCGAATACGCCGATCGAAGTCGACGGCGTCGGCCCACTGTGGCGCTCGGAACCGTGGGCACTCGCAACGATGTACGTCGGAGTAGTCGGCGTCCGGCGGTAGCCGGTGTTCGCACCAGCCGTCGGCGTTGTGTGCGTCGCGATGGTGTCCGCACTCGCACGTGTCGCGCAGCGCGCGCCACGCGGCGTTTCCATGGAACGGGCACCCGATGCACGCACTCTTGGCGGTATGGCCCCATCCGGCGCGTTCTAGCCAGCGCTGGCAGTCCTTGCGGGACATGCCCAGCTCCAACAGCGGGTAACGCGGCCGAGAGTAGTTCACGTCCAGCCGGTCGCGTACCCGGTGGATCTCATCAGTGGAGAAGCCGATCCACTGCTCGGCGAATACATCTCGCGGTACCGGTGTCGGGTGTGGGTAGCCCAGCAGCTCGCGCACCTTGACCTTGATCGGCTTGAGCTTGTACTCGCTGGTGCACTGGCGACGGCCCATGCCGTGCCGTTCAGTGGCAGTGGCTAGCCTGGTGCCCACGATCGACCCACGGCCGTCGCCACCGCACACCGAACATGAATCAGGCTCGTCAGATGGTCCACGGCCGGAGCCGCCGCAGGGGGCGCATACGCCATAAACAGGCACCTCGGTACCGGCGGGAGCGAGTGTGAAGTACGGCACCGAGACGAACCGGTGTGCCGGGTCGAGGGTGTCGGCCCGCAGGTTCCCCGACGAAACCCGGTACAACGGGATATCCACCCGGGCAAGCTCGGCGGCGAGCCGGTCCACCTGCTCATAGACTGCGGGCGGTTCCCAGCCGGTATCGGCGAACACCGCAGCATCCAGACCAGTCAGCGTGCCGTCGCAGGCCATGAGCGCTAGCACCGTCGACTGGACACCAGCGCCGAGGGACAGCACGCGGATTGTGGGATCGGCCATCACTCACCCCTCCTGAATTTCGTATGGCACTTCTCGCACCGCGGTCGACCAGCGCTGTGCGGCTCGGTCTTGCAGTCCACGCACAGACCGGCCTGGTATGCCTTGGTGCTCTCGGGGGTGCGGCTCATGCGCCCGCCTCCAGCCCGAATAGACCCGCCTGCACAGGCTTTTGGAGCCGCGACACGATCAACGGCAAGTAGTCGGCCTCACGTTCGATCGCAATGCACTGGCGGTCCTCCAGAACGCATGCCTCGGCCGTCGTGCCGCTGCCGGCGAACGGTTCCAGCACCACCGCGCCCACTGGGGTCACCAGCCGCACGAGCCAGCGCATCAGGTCCAGCGGCTTAACGGTCGGGTGCTGCACACCATCGGCGTTGGGACGCTCCGATGTTGGGGCCTTGGCCTCGTAGCGGAACACGGGGAAGAACCTCGAGGCTCCGCCACTGTCGCCGTAGGTCTGCACTTCCCGTTCCGGGTCGCCCTTAAATGCCCCGAATACCGAACGAGTTTTGTCCGAGGTGCGGGCGCCTGTGAACAGCCCGCTCGTCAGTACGCCCGTCTGCTGGTCGAGAGCTTCGGCCTGGCGCTCGTCGAGGACAACGTTGGTCGGCCACCGACCCAACTCTTCGGATCTGGCCACCGATGCACGACTTCGCTCGGCGTTCGCCGCCACCATGTCGGGGTCGTCCATCCAGGGCCGGTGCCAGCCGTCTTTCATCCGCTGGCCGCGCGTCGTTGAGCCGCCGCCGAGTTTGTCCCCAGTGGGTATCCGACAGGCATCGATGTTCAGCGCCCCGGTTCCGTGCTCCAGCACGTTCGCGGCCACAGTGCCCGCCAACGGTTTACGTGCGACCACGATGGGCTCGAATGACGGCTTGAGTGCGGTACCCCAGCCCCGCCATCGCTTGGCGGCGACGGTCGCCGGGGCCGTGAGAGGCAGCTCGCTATCGGTACCAAGCAGGCCGCTCATCGAACCCGACACCGCCGAGCCACCACCGTGCCGATGATGAGTGCCGACCACCTCACGCTCGGCACCCGCCGCCTTGTCGATAGCCTTGGACACGTCCAACGACTTCGGGAACCCCGAGCCGTACAGCCAGGCGATGCTGTCGCGGATCTCGAAACCCGCGTCCTCGATACCGGCCGCGAGCCGATGCCAGGTGCGCGAGCCACCGAACGCCAGCAGGTGACCGCCGGGCTTGAGGATGCGCAGGCACTCGGTGGCCCATGCCGTGCACCAGCGCTGGAAATTGAGCATTGCCGCCGGCGAGAGGTCATAGCGGCCGGCATCCATCGCTAAGCCTTCGCGCTGAGTCCTCTGCGGCGACCCATTGCGCCGCTCAGACCCGAACGCGCCCGGCTGGTCCCAGTCCTTGCCCATGAACGCGATTCCATAGGGCGGGTCGGTGATCACCGCGTCGACACTGTTGTCGGGGAACATCCGCGCTGAGCGGTAGCCGAGATTCCAGTCGTATCCGTAGTCGTCGGCGCGCAGCACGTCGAGGCAATCGCCGTGGTGCAGGGTGACCTGCTCGTCTTGGTAGTAGGGCGTGATCATGCGCCGACTCCGAACAGCTCCAGCTGCCCGACTGGCTCGTCCTCGGTGGTGAACCCGAGCGCGCGGTCGAGCAAGTCGTCGGTCCAGTCCTCACAGCGCCAGAACTCGGCCTTGGCGTCGGCTTCCTGCTGCTCGGTCGGTGGGCAAATGCGGTCGCCCATGTACGCGTACCCGCACGGTTCGCTCCCGCAGTGGCAGAATTGGTGGCGACGTAGGTTGTTGCGCTGCGCGGCGGCGGCGCACTCGCGCATCTCGGCGACAAGATCGGCCGGTAGGGAGCGCGCGTACTTGTTCAGCTGCGCGGCGGTCACGGTGACGACGGGGATGCCCCTCGATACGATCTTGCCGCGTCCGCACTCAAATCCCTTGAGGTGAGCCGGGTATCCATCGGCGGGCACGCGGGTGCCGCCGTAGCAGGACTGCATCAAACGGGTGACACCTGCGGGACCGATGAGGCAGTCGCGCATTTCCCACCCGCCGACCATCCGCAGCAGCCAGCGCTGATCTTCAGTCAGCATCAGCGTTCCTCTCTCGCGTCGTCTCGGTCGCCGCACATGCCGAGGTGTGCGTGTGGATGTCTGGGTGCCCGGTCCATCTCGGTCATGGCGTAGCGGGCAGCGCGGGCTTCATCGCGCTCGGCGGCGTAGATGTCGTTCACTGGAACCACTCCCGCATTGGCTGCCACGACTGGTCGACCAGCTCAGACCAGGGCTTGCCGAATAGGGTCACGGAGAGCAGGTCAAGCGCCTCAATGATTGCGATATTGACTGCCTCGCTGAGGATTACGGCGTGGGGGATGTTCTGCACCTGCCACCAGGTGACGGGCGGGTGCTCGCCGAGGGGGTAGTCATCGACCACCGCGACGGGAGCAGAATCGCCACGGTGGTCGATGACTGGTTGGGTGGGCATTTACTCGCCGTCGCCCTCGGTGCCGTCGGAGAATGCCGGACCGCCGGTGAATGCCACCACGGTGCTGTCGTCCTGGCTGTCTTCCTGGGCGCCCTGGTCTTCATCGTCGACGCCTTGCGGGTCGCCGTCGTCGTCGAACAGGGGCTCTTGGCCATCAACCTCGGGGATCTCGGCGCCGTTCTTGGACTTGGGCTTGGGCATCTGCTCACCGAGAGGCCAGGCCACGATGATCTTGGCCTGACGCACAGGAACTTTCGGGCTATCGGGGGTGTTCTGGTCGAATCCGGCGTGCTTGATGTACAGGCGCGCGGAGATGTCGATGTATTCGCCGGCCTCGGGTGGATCACTCAAGGACATGAGCACGGCTTGCCCGAGCCGGATCTCGGTCGGGCCGGTAGCCAGACCGTCGTCGAACTTGTCGAGCGCGTTGGTGCTGGGCAAGCCTGCGGGCTTCTCGGTTACTTCGGCCATGATGTGTTACTTCCCTTCTGGTGGTGGGTGTTTCAAAAGCGGAACTACTGGGGCTCGTCGTTTTCCAACATGTCGATGACCTTGATGGCCTCGTGCTTGGTGAGATCTTTCGATGAGGTGATCTCGCGGCCGGTCGCCGCGGTGAGCCAGTCCAGACCGGCCTGACGCTCATTCAGGCCGTGCTTGCCGAACAGGACGTGCAACTTCTTGAGTTGCGGATCGGTGATACCCACCTCGTCTGCGTTCCCGATCCGGTGTTCGTCCTGCGCGGGTTCAGGCTCGACCGTCATAGGCTGCGTTTCCGGTTCGGGCTCGGGTGTGGACGCCGGGAACTCGTCGAGGTCGGCAGCCGGTGCCGGTGCTGGTGCCGCCTTGGGTGCGGGTGCCTTGCGGGCAGCGCGCGTGCGACGCTGAAGCGCTGGCGCTTCGGTCGCCTCTTGTGCTGGCGCGTCCAGCCGCTCGGACTCCACAGAGATCAGCCCGTCGAGCAGATCCTCGACGATGAGCGAGCCCGAGAGCACGTCGGGGAATGCTTGCTTGCACAGCCGGGAGGTTGCGCGGGCGACCAGCTTCTCGGCCGGGTAGGCGGCGATGTCGATCTTGGCGCGCTTGGCTTGCTCGGCGGTGAACGTCGCGCGATGGGTTTCGCCGTTGTCACTGCGGGTGCCCTCGACGACGCATCGGTTGTCGGTGGACTCGGTGACCCGAAAGGTGTGCCCAGCCTGGATGATGCGGCGCCGCATGAATTCCGCGTAGAAGCCGACTCGGCCGTGCACGACATAGATCGAGGCCAGCGCGTCGAGTGGGTCGAGTCCAAGCTCCCAGCCCTTGAGCATCGAGGCGGCGATTTCGGCGGGCTTGCCCATCATGTCCTTGGGGACAAACGAGGTCTTGGCAAGCACCTCGGCGGCCTCGCGGCATTCCTTGAACAGGTGCAGCCATTCGCGCATGCGCTCGGCCTGCGTGGGTTGCACGGTGGCCGGGTGCCGCTCGATGGTGCCGTCCCATCCGGCAGCGGGGGGCCAGGCGCTCGGGCGGGTGGCGAGTTCGGTCATGCTCAGTTCTCCTTGGTGTCGTAGACGACGCGCGCGATCGGCGCGTCAGGGTTGTGCGGCTCCATTGCCGGGTAGACGAGATCCCGACCGGCCTTGACGAACTCGCCGACCTGGGCGGCGTACCAGAGCCAGCGCAGTGATGACTCGTCGCTCTGCGTGGGAAACAGTTGTGCGTCATCGGAGGTGATCTGAATTGCCCCGGTGCGGTCCACCGGGATCATTGGCAGCTCGTCGCCCTCGGGGCCGATGTACTTCTCGGCGAACCGGTATCCGGCGAGCTGGAGTGCGGTCTCGCCGTAGATGCCCTTCTCGTTCGTCTTGAGGTCGAGCAACCAGCGCTCGCGCTTGCCCTCGTTGTCCGTGAGGTCTGCAATCAGGTCGAGCGTGCCGGCGTAGCCGTATTTGTATGAAACGACGGTTATTTCGACCGCAACCGGATCTACCTCGAACCGATCAAGGAACCGGACGTACGCCTCGCAGTGGCCGCGTAGCTCGTCGGGGATGTTCTTGACCTTCTCGCCCTTGACCAGCCGCTCGCCGATCTTGTGGACCTCGGTGCCGCGTTTCTTGGCTTTGTCGGTGGCCTCGTAGCGGGCGCCCTGCAACGTCTTGAGCCGGGAGGCAACGGCCAAGTCGCCCAGCTCGTCCCAGTTGTCGATCGCATACTCAGCGGTCGCGTTCGCAGCCCAGTTGATCAGCGCTGGCTTGGGGATTCCGTTGCCGATGATCGTTGTAACACCAGGGATATGAACGTTGTTGCCGTCCACATACCAGTGGTTCTTACCTCGGTCCACGCGCTTGATCGGTGGAATGAATTTAGTGGTCACGATGCCCACCCCTTTGCGAGCCTGTAGTCGCGCACGATCTGGGTCATGACTGAATCGAGTGTCCTTCCGTAGCGGGCGGCCATGCGTGCGAACGTGGCCGGGTCTTGGTTCATCGTCTTGGCGATCTCCCAGTCGGAGCGCCCGATGGCATGCATTTCGTCGTACTGCTCAGGCCAGGGCCGATCCGCCAGAAAGCACGAGCGGCACATTCCCCGAACCTGTTTGGGCAGCTGGCCGCATTTGGTGCACTTCATGCGGCAATCGCCTCCCGCATCTCGTGAATGTCCTTGATGATGTGTCGCAGCGTGATTCGACTCGGCGCCGTGATGGCGATCGTGAATGGCTGGTTGCTGCCCGGACATTCATTGCTCGCGCCGTCGAAATGCGCGTAGATGTTGCCGTTCATGGTCTGCTGAGCATCCCGCCAACACACCGGGCAGAAATGGCTACTCACCCTTGGCCCCCTTGCGATTTCAACCATGTCTCGATCTGCCCGATTGTTTCGACGATCGGGTCGTTGGGATCGATGAACGGCGAGCACAGGCGATAGACCACACGACCGGCATAGGAGGTGATGCCCATCCGCGCAGCGTCCTGGCGGAAATGCCCGAGGATGTGCTCAGCGCCAGACCTATCCAGGAAGATCGCCGGCTGGTTTGTCCCTGGGATGCTCGCTAGGGTTCCGTCGGGCTGCATGATCGCGTAGTGCAACTCGTAGCCCTCGGGGATGTTGAGACTCACCGGCCCACCATCTCCCGGTGCTCGCGCATGCTGATCTGATTGCGTAGGCGCGTAATCACCCCGCGCAGTGCAGAATTGGAGCGACGCAGGCTCTCGACAATCTCGTAGCGCTCGCGGTACTGGCGCTCGCGCTCGGTCTTGTCGGGATGCTCCAGCGAGAGAATCACGTAGCCATCAACAATGCCCGGCATAGAGGCGTTGTTGAGCACGTGGGTGATCTTCCATTCGCGCCACATGCGACCCTCGAAGACGACGCAATCGCCCGCCTGGTAGTCCTCGTCCGCACGGCAGGGCAGGTGTGTCAACTTCCCGTCCCATAGCAGCCAATGCCAGTGATCGCAGATCGTGACCTTATGTAGCGTCACCAGCCCGCCTCCGATGCGCGAATTACGGCGCTGGCCTCGTCGCGCTCGGCATGGCGAGTAGCGAAGAACCGGTCCAGCTCGCGTTCGAGGTGCGGCATATCGTCACTCAAGTCGACGCCCGCAGCCTCGGCGGTCTCTTTTAGCGCGTCCATGGCGCCGGTCACCTTGTCGATAACGTTGTTGAGGTTCAACACGTTTGGCGTGGTGTCGGTTGTCACGCGGTCACCCCCACCTGCGCGAATACGCCCGTGACGACGATGGCCACGAAGGCGATCAGCAGTAGCACGGCCGACCGGTCGCGGTACGGGCCGCGTCGGTGCACACGAAGATCAATGCCGAGCGCGACGCCGAATAGAGCCATGACGACGGCGAATTGGGTGTAGCGCTGATCGAACAGGGCGACGATGGCGTAGACAAACGCCAGCAGTGCGACAGTCCAAAAGGCGTGGCGCATAACGATATTTGTCATCGCGCCACCCCCGATCGGTTGCTCTGTTCCGACCACGGATCTCGCCACGGCTCGCACCCGAGCACCCCGCCGAGGTGGGCGGCGCCGTCGATGAGCGTTCCCGTGGGACCGCCCACACCCGAGTTGTCCATCTGGGCGACGACCTGCTGTACCCGTTCGCGCATGATGTCGTCGAGCACTTCCGGGGCGAGGGTCAGCAGCGTGCCGCCCTCGAAATGGATTTCGAGCACCCGGTCGATACCGCTGCCGAGGCGAACGGACTTGAGCGCGCCGAGGGATAGGACCAGGCTTGCGTGCTCGGTCTGGTGCGAGACGTGTCCGATGGTCATCGGGCACCACCCCCGACACTCTGCGCAGGGGTGTAGATACGGTGGGACATGACCGGCCTCCTTTAGGCTGGTTGTAGAGGCCCCGGCGGCGGGTGACTTTGGCGAGCGAGCCCGCCGTCGGGGTTTTTCCTATTCAGTTGTCAGACATGACGATTCAGCGCTTCTTGCGCCACCATCGGCGACGTGGCGGGTTCTCCCCTGTGCTGCGCGGCTGCCATGCACGAAGCCCGTCAGCGACAGAGGCGGCACTGACGGTGGTAGTGAAGTCCACAAGCGGCTTCTGCTGACGCTCGAAGAGTGCGTCGATGGCCTGCGCGTTCAGATCGCCAACGATGGCGGCGCTGATTGCGCCACCGATGGAATTCGGCTTTGACTCACGCGCCGCCTTGGCAGCCCGCTCAGCCTCGGCGACCGCCTGGTCAGCGACCTTGCGCAGCCGCACCGCCTCGTCCTTGCGTTCGTCGTAGGCGCGGATCTCGGCGCGGATGATCTGTATCAGCTCCTCGCCGATCGACCGCTCGTTGGCGGCGCTCATCGCGCACCGCCTTGTGTGGTGCCCGACGGCCGCGTCCCGGATTCCACGGCGCGCCGCCAGACCGGGCCGGGGTACGGCGGGTATGCGGCGCTCACGAGGCGGTCGCCTTGGAAGACTCGGCTGGGTCGACCAGTAGTGCCCCAATGGTGACGTTGAGGGCTTCGGCGACGCAGGCCAGCTCGTCGACCGTGAATGACACCTTGCCGGAGAGTCGGCGCGAGATGAAGTGTTGGTCGCGGTTGATGCGTTCCGCCAGAGCTGCCTGAGTACATCCCTGGCGAGCCATCTCTGCGCGGACTTCCGCAGCGGCGCGATGAGAGGTTTGACTGAGCGACATACGCCATGTCTACGCGCTCAGCGCGCAAGTTGCAAGTATGTAATTTCGCTGGCGTGTCGCGCAGAACGCCATTACCAGGCTATTGACCTTGCATTTACTTGTTCAGCGCGTAAGATACGCGCCATGACAACACTGATGCTTGTGGACGGTCAGCGGGGAGAGAGCCGCGCCAATGCCATCATTCGGCGCTTGCGCATGGAATTCGCACGACTCGGCCTCTCCGACTCGGAAGCCGCACGGCGTGCCGGTCTCAGTCAGGACAGGATGTCTCGGCGCATGACGGGCAAAACGCCGTTTGATGTGAACGATCTGGACGTAATCTGCGAATCGCTCAACATTTCATTCGGCTACGTCATGACTGGCGCTCGACCGATCCCTGGCAACGATGGGCCGGATGGCGACGGTGGTGTGGTGCGCCCGAAGGGATTCGAACCCCTAACCTTCTGATCCGTAGTCAGATGCTCTATCCGTTGAGCTACGGGCGCTTACTATTCAATTGTTGCAGGTCAACAGGTTTGGCCTGCAGACCGACGCGGAGGCGAGAGGATTTGAACCTCCGGTCCCCCGTAAAGGGGACAACTCATTAGCAGTGAGTCCCATTCGGCCGCTCTGGCACGCCTCCTGAACTTCCTGAGCGGGACTCCGGACCCATAAAAATGGATCCCGAACCGCCGAGGGCACAGAGTACAGGGCCGCGCGCCCCAAAGGCAAAGCCGTTGGTCGTCATCGGGCCCCACGTGCCCCGATAGTCTGGTCACGTGCCCGCACGACTTCGCCCCGAACTGACCGAACTACCGGCCTACACACCGGGCCGAAACGTCCCCGGCGCCATCAAGCTCGCCAGTAATGAGACCGTGCAGGAGCCGCTGCCGAGCGTGCGGGCCGCCCTCGCCGAGGCGGGGTCGCTGATCAATCGGTACCCCGATAATGGCTACGCCGAGCTGCGCTCGCACCTGGCCAAGCACGTCGACATGCCGCCCGAGCACATCGCGGTGGGGTGCGGGTCGGTGAGCCTATGCCAGCAGCTGGTCCAGATCACCGCAACGGTGGGCGACGAGGTGCTGTTCGGCTGGCGGTCCTTTGAGACCTATCCGTTGGTGGTGCGGGTCGCGGGGGCGACTCCGGTGCAGGTACCGCTGGTCGACCACACCTATGACCTCGCCGCCATGGCGGCCGCCGTAACCGACGTCACCCGGCTGATCTTCGTCTGCAACCCCAACAACCCGACCGGCACCGTGGTGCGGCCCGCCGAACTGCGGCGGTTCGTCGAGTCGGTGCCGCCGCATATCCTGATCGCGATCGACGAGGCCTACGTCGAGTACGTACGCGAGGACTTCACCGACAGCCTCGCACTGGTGCGTGAGCACCCCAATGTCGTTGTCTTACGCACCTTCTCAAAGGCATACGGCCTGGCGGGGCTGCGAGTCGGCTACGCGGTCGGCGATCCCGATGTGATCACCACACTGGGCAAGGTGTACGTACCGTTCAGCGCGTCGAGCCTGGCGCAAGCTGCCGCGGTGGCTTCCCTCGGCGCCGCCGAAGAGCTGCTCGCGCGCACCAATGACGTTGTCACCGAACGCGCCCGGGTGACCAGTGCGCTGCGGGAAGCCGGCTATCAGGTGCCGCCGTCGCAGGCGAACTTCGTGTGGTTGCCGCTGGGCGAGCGCTCCACCGAATTCGCGCAAGCCTCCGCCGAGGCCCGAATCATTGTGCGCCCCTTTGGAACCGATGGCGTCCGGGTGACCATCGGAGCACCGATGGAAAACGACGCGTTCCTGAAGTTCTCGCGCGCCTGGCGCTAG